AAATATTAAAAAAAAAGAAAAAAATTTTTATTTAATTAATTTAAAAAAAAAAAAAAAAAAAATAAAGGTTCTATAATTAGAAATTTTACTATACTACCGCATATTATAACTCAAGTTGAGACAAGTTGAGTTCTTCATGAAATAAACTTAATATTTATATATCCCTAAACAGATATATGGAAACATATAAATTTCAGGTTCATATATGTGGGTGTGGTTACAAAACAAGCAACCCTGGAAGTGCTTCAAAACACAAGAAAGTTGATTGTGGGCATACAATGACTTCAACAACTCAGGAATTTGTCCTGAAAGAAGATCACTTGGCAGCCATCAAAGAAACATCTTCAAATGTATGTATTACCAATAGCACAATTCAAGGAGATGTGAATGTTATTGATACTCAAAATAATAACACAATCAACATCACACTACAAGTCCCTGATAAAACAGTCATTGCGTCCATTCAAGAAGCGGTGAAGAACCAGGATTGCATAGAGGAGCTGCGATGCGCCGACCCCCAGCAAATACCCGCAATATTGTTCAAGTATACACGTGGCACGAAAGCCGAACAAAGAGTGATCAAATACGATGCCGATAAGAATGTGGTCAAACATATCGACCCCGTCACCGGCAAGGAGGTTGTGAACAGTTGCTTGGAAAGCTTATGAAAGCTACGGGTCTCTTATAAAACCTCGATATAAAGAAGTGTCATTTGTATTATATCGACGCTCTATAGTTTATAACCATCTCCAATATCATAAAAGATATGAAACCATTTTGGGATTCTAGACACACGGAACTGTCAAGAAAGATACCTTGGCCGCAAAATGGTGTATCAACGCCCTCAATTTTAATTTGTCGCTCGTCAACAACACGTAAAATCTTGAGGATGCGAAAGATAAAGCTGAATCCATCGAAAGCCCAGAAATTGACGCTGAATAAATACGCAGACGGCGCACGGTATACTTACAACGCGTGTGTAGCGGCTGTCAACGACAAGACACACAAGTCGAATAAGTTTATCTTGCGCAATGCGTTCGTCACAGCGAAGAACAATGCGTTTTTCGAGGGCAAGCAGTGGGTTCTCGACACACCAAAAGCTATCAGGCAACAAGCGGTCTTCGAGGCCGTCAAGAACTTCAAATCGGCATTCTCGAACAAGCGGAATGGTAACATCGACCGGTTCAAAATGTCCTTCAAGACGCTGAAGAAGCAACGACAACAAGGATATGTCCTCGGTATCGAGAAAGCTGTGAAGTTCGAAGACGACGATGTCTCTACCAAATGTTCCGGGAAGCTGACGATTCTTTCAAAATCCATTGGCTCAATACGTTTTTTTGAGAAGCCACCGATCGCCAAGGTCCCAGTGGCCGAATGCGCCATCCAACGGGACGCGTTTGGGGACTTCTGGCTTCTTGTTCCAGTGTATAAGACTGTCAAATCAAGTAATTGTGGTCCCGTGGTGGCGATGGATCCTGGAGTCCGGACGCCACTCAGTTATTACAGTCCCGACGGGTCCTCGGGTTTCATCGGACTTGATATGAAGACGCGCATCGGCGTCATCAAGGGACGCGTTGCTACGGTGGACAGGCGTATATCCAAAGCGGACGATGTGTTGCGCAAGAAGCTGCTTTATCACCGACGCCAACTCTTCCGTAAATATACGCACGTGCGTGATGATTGCCATTGGAAAATCGTGAACGATGTCACGAACAATTATGAAGGTGTGATTCTCCCACATCTTCATACCAGCCGACTCTGCGGATCGTTGAAAGCCAAGACGAACCGCGAGATGTTCGGGATCAGTCACTTCATTCTCAAAACTCGCATGGAGATGAAATGCGAGGAAAAAGGGGTGATGTTTCAGTCGCCAACGGAAGAGTATACATCTAAGACGTGCGGAAATTGTGGTCTCATCAACGACACTCTCGGGTCGTCGGAGACGTTCAAATGTTCTTGCGGTCTTGTATGCCACAGAGACCTTCACGCCGCGCGAAACATCTATATCAAATGGCTGATCGAAACAGAGAGAGGCGCCCGGGCTTCGGAGGCCTTCGACTCTCTTTTGGCCAGTTGCGGCCATCTCGAGGAATCTTAAGGTTCCAAAGGATGCTTAGACTGCTGGAGTTTTGAGGTCTCGTAAGAGATCTTAAAAGACCCGCAGCTTTGATGTAACGGAAATGTCAACACCATCATTTGACTCTGGCAAGAAGAAAGAGAAACAAATCCCCGCGGCAGACGTCATAAAGATGTGCGCGTCCGGCGACCATCGGATGTACAAATTTCCTGTGGAAACCAAGAAGTTTTACACTGACGTTGCCGAGAACGTCGACAACGAGATAAAGTCCACAGGAAAAGATGATTTGTGATGCGTTTTTTCTATCCGGTTATTTTCTCTAGTATTCTAAATGCTTTTCAAAGACATTCACGCTATCCCCGAGGAAGAGTATGTAACATGTCAGCGGATCGTGGAACACTGCAGAGAAAAGGGAATTCATTACATAAAGCCAGACCCAATAAAGTATGGTTATTTGGTGGTGTCGAACCACGGGTGGAATGGATTTTATGACATATGCGAACTGAGAAACACAAAAACATTGGTCACTGGATACTCGGACTTCTCAATAGATGGACATGAGATGGACATTTTAGAGCAACCCGTATTAGAGAAGTGGTTTGCAAACAATGTTGGGATTCGTCACCCAAAGCTCATTGCAGTACCCCTCGGTCTGCCAAACGAAGTGGATTTTCCAGTTTATGGTAACACACGTCGTCTCCGCGAAGTCGCAATCTCGCCATCAGGCAACAAGGGCCTTGCTTACATGAATTTTAAAATAGATACATATCCAGCAGAGCGTTCAGTCGTCAAGCAGATGTTCTCTGGTCTTGATTGGGTAACCGAGGGAAGTAATGATTTAAGCGTTGATGGTCATCGCAAGTATCTAGAGGAAATCAGGGATCACAAATTCTGCTTTTGCCCCCGTGGCAATGGTGTTGATACACATAGACTTCTCGAATGTATTTATCTTGGTTCTATTCCAATTTGCAAACGTTCTGTGGCTTTGGAGCAGTTTGAAGAATTGCCTATATTGTTTATCAGCGACTGGATGGAAATTAGTCAAGAGTATTTGGAAAAAGTGTATGAAGAGTTCTCTACTCGAGAATTTAATGTTCGAAAGATACTCATGTCATATTGGAAATCTCAAATAAGTTAATCAAATCCTATGTAAATAATATCGGTCGTCTTATTATTCAAAACGTCATTCACAGCATTGATAACGGCATCAAATCGCTCTGCGCGGACCCTCTTTGCAGCGACGCTCCAAGGGTTCTTGTGCCCAGTGGTGGGGTTTGCACGGATCCAACACACATTGGTGCCAGGGTGTTGTTGTAAAAGTTCAGCGGTCACCATATGCATCCGAGACTCATCGCATGCATAGCTTTCATGCCCGTTCTCATCGACTTCCAAGCACACAATGATGTTGTCGCCAAACACTATGCCATCCAGACGCGCAAATTTCTTGGTCGTCTCACTGGGGTCATATTTGACGACAAATTCTCTGCGTTTGATGTCAATCTTGCCTTGGACATGTCTAAAGAACGCATTTTCATACTTCTTGCGCGTTTCCCGCCGCGAGTCGTCGGGGTCACAAGAGAGACAATATTGACACCCTGGTGCAAGTTGATATCCTACTGGGCACTTCATGCCATTGTATCCAGGGCACCGCTTGTTCACCACATCAATCATCTCAGATGTCTTGCACTCAGCACAACAAATTCCCACGTTTTCTCCCGGAATATTGAAATGTGGTTTCTTTTCACACGGACATTTCTTGTGCTTGACATTAACCATCTCTGGTGTCTTGCACTCTTTGCAACAAATCCCCACATTTTCTCCTGGAAAATTGAAAATTGGTTGCTTTCCACACGGGCACTTCTTGTTCATCACGTCAATCATCTCAGATGACTTGCATATCTTGCAACAAATCCCCACATTTTCTCCTAGAAAATTGAAACTTGGTTGTTTTCCACACGGGCACTTCTTGTTGGTAACATCAATCATCCCTGGCGTCTTGCACTCAGCGCAACAAATCCCCATGGTTTCTCCTGGAAAATTGAAACTCGGACGAGTTCCACATGAACATAACTTGCTCACAACATTAACCATCTCTGGTGTCTTGCACTCAGCACAACAAATTCCTATGGTCTCTCCAGGGAAATTGAAACTTGGTCGCATTCCACACGGACATTTCTTGTGCTTGACATTCACCATCTCTGGCGTCTTGTGCGTTTTACACCATCTGGCCTTGAGACCTTTGGTGTTGTATAATGCATTTTTCTTACACTCTGGGTGTTTGCAAACTACAGGCATTTGTATATAAGAAGTCCAGATGGTATATATAAACTATTTGTCGATATACAAATTGTCATTTGACCCAGGAATACCGTTGAGCATAAAGATACCAGAATTGTGTTTTTCTTCACTAAAAACATTTACAACTAACAAAGCAAGCAACGATGTTTGCTCCGATATTCCTCAACGTTAATGATGACATGGAGGCCAGTATTGTGACGTTTGTCACGTTCCGGAGGACTCTTAAGAGCATGCTGCGCAACAAGTACGAGTCAGTATTTTTTGAGAAACCCGACAAATCTTTGACGACCAAGAGTTTGATGCAGATACTACATAAGCATGTTTCTTTCAGCGGCGAGAGCTTGAAGACCACCAGGCATTTGAATGCCGTGTCATGTGGAACATATATGGCAGAGGTTACATATAAAATTTACACGATGCTGGGAGCCTTGAATTATGAGTTTGATGTGTCATCTGAGCTGCGGAAGATTTATGGCATTATCAACGACTCGCCAAGGACGGGAGATGCAATGAAAAAAATCATTTTTGCTCTTGATATGTTCGATGAGCTTGCTTCTTGCCATGAATGTTTCGAAGTTCTGGACATCCCCACCTGCATTGATACTATCGATTGCTTTCTGGAGAAAACAACAGCACTTGTTCTGAATGTATAAAGAATTTAAAGAATAATATGTAAATACATAGCATGGACTTCTCTCACATTACGGAAAGGATTCGGAAACTAAAGACAAACATACAAAATGCGAAGGGTTTGGTACCAAAGGAAAAGGCAGAGAAAATCATAGAAGAAGCAGATATCAATAAATCTAAATACACAAAGAATGTCCTCACGCGCGAAACATTTGAGGATATCCTTGAAGGATACGCAAAATGCCCTGTGGAGGATCTCGAAGTGGGTGATTTCATTCGATATAAGCAAAATAAAGGTGGAAAAATAAGGTATATTTGGGGCGGATTATTGATTCACAAGAATCCTGCTTATTTGCGAGTGAAAAATGTCAAAAATGGAATCACATGGTCTGTACAATTACAGAATCCTGAGATTCAACATGTGTTTTATGCAAAAAAGAAACAAAAATTGGAAGAGGGCGGGACGTATGTCAACATCGACACGGCATCTTCCGAGGGGCTTCTTGCTACTGTCATTGAACGTGGTGATGTCGAAATGCTTGAGAAAGCTGCTAAGCTTGCACGACGTGCTGCAACAGATAAATCTTTGGCTTGGTGATATTTATTACATGTATATGTCGTGTTTGCTATTTAATTAAACATCGCAAGCACCAGAAACGCATGCAAGAGTCTGCGAACTGATTGTGGTGGCCTTTTATGGCTGCCCAGTGCAACGGCGTCATTTCGCGGGTGTCGGCGACATTTGGACTTGTCCCGGCTGCGATGAGCATTTGGACGCACTTGTGGTGACCATTGCAGGCTGCCCAGTGCAATGGCACCATTCCGTGGGGGTCAGCGACATGTGGATCCGCGCCGGCTGCGGCGAGCATCTGGACGCACTCGTGGTGGCCTTTTATGGCTGCCCAGTGCAATGGCACCATTTCGCTGGTGCCGACGACATTTAGATCCGCACCGGCTGCGACGAGCATCTGGACGCACTCGTGGTGGCCTTTTATGGCTGCCCAGTGCAAGGTTGGACACGAATGTATTTCCATCTGACATACGACGTGTATTTCGTTGCTTACTAGTTTGGTTTGTCGATATGCGCGGGCTGTGTTTGTGTTTATTTAAACGTCTATATGAGCTGTTGCTCAAGCGCTTAGTACGCTTGAGGATGTGAACAGTTGCTTGGAAAGCTTATGAAAGCTACGGGTCTCTTATAAAACCTTGATATAAAGAAGTGTCATTTGACCCTGGAAACGTCATTTGTCCCTGGTGATCCAAAAGGGCATAAAAGGGAACTCTTTGGAGTAGAGAGTATCTTCGGTCAAAACATTTACCCAACAATCACACTCATTACCAAAAGCCAAACGCCCACTCAAACAATGGTTTCGATCAAGCAGTTCTTCTCCGCGCACGCCAAGCTGTACCCGGCTTCCATGGTGCCCGAGGTCGAGTCTAAGATGTACCACGTTGACGTCGAGGTGCCCGAGAAGGTCTCGGTGTTTAAAATCTTTAACACTTCGATTTGGGCAGCCAAGACAAAGGCGGCGGTACAGCCCGCGCCCCCCGCCGGCGAGACCAAGTACATGCTCGACCACGAAATGGACGCTCTTAATTTGTGGAGCCCCTGGGCAGCCAAGACAAAGGCAAAGGGGATGGCGCCCCTGACCGAGCGGGAGCTGGAGAACATAAAGAACAAGAGCTGGACTGTGGAACGCCGTGCTTAAATGTAAAAAACCTTAAGAAATCTCGAGAAACAGAAAAGGAATCAAATAACTTGGTGCGTTTGTTGCCTCGGCGGACACAGTTGCGTCAAATTGGAAGAAAATATATATGTATCAAGATCAAATGAAATGGTTCTCTCGCCCTCACCGCAAAGCAACAAACATCGTCACGGAGTCCCACAAAGAGTTGCAGTCTGTACTCCAGAGCAAAGAAAAAGAGTTTGCCGAAAAACTTGACCTCATAGAAAAAAAGTATGCCGATAGACTCGACCGCAAGGAAAAAGAGATTCTCGAACGACTAGGCCACGTAGACAAAGAGTTGGCCAAAACACTTAGCTTCGTAGAAACAGAGTATTTGAGACTCAGGAAGTTCCAAGACAAACTGAACGCCTGCATGGAGTCCCACAAAGAGTTGCAGTCCGACAACGCTGTACTCCGGGCCACGATCAATGACCTCCAGAGCAAAGAAAAAAAACAGGAAGAAGAGTTTGCCGAAAAACTTGACCTCATAGAAAAAAAGTATGCCGATAGACTCGACCACAGGGAAAGAGAGATTCTCGAAAGACTAGACCACGTAGACAACGAGTTGGCCAAAAGACTTGGCTTCGTAGAAACAGAGTCTGCCGTGAGACTCGGGAAGTTCCAAGCCAAACTGAACGCATGCAACACGCGACTCGCAAACGTGGAAAGTTGCATCCCGCTTTGTACCCCTACTCCCTAATTAATTTCTTTTCCTTATGATTCTTTGCCCCGCGTATTTTAAATTCACATTAAAAGCTCTTTTAGTGTGAAAAATTGACCCCGCGTATTAATATTTGACCCCGCGTATATTTATTAAGCATTAAAATTACAATTAAAGGTCTTTTAATATTAAAAAATGAGCCCGCGTATATTATCTGAAGTATATCGACACGTGAAACATATAATAATTTAAAAAGCGTGAATAAACATAATGGAGACATTTGAAATCAACATTCATAAATGTTGGTGTGGTTCGCAATTTACGCATAGGGGAAGTGCCATTAAACACGCAAAAGTAGGCACTTACCATGATATAGATGTGATATCTTCGGCGTCTGTGTCAATTTATAATGCAAAGAACCTGGACAGGGATCCTTCTGGTTTGATTTACAACAAAGATGATAATAGCACAAGCACCATTCAGCTTGTTCTTTCTCCAGACACTCCAGAAAAGGACTTGTCGGTCTATATGGCCGCTTTAGAACTGGCGGGCTACAATTACACTTATGCCAAAGAAGTTGGTAACATTATCACCATTCGTATTGCCCTTGCTACAGACACTACACGGGATGATTTACTCGATTATCTTACTGTTTTGAAAAGAAGAGGCTTCACACCTAATACAGGAAAATTAGATTCCCCTTTATTGTAAGCCCCGCGTATTATATTTGAAGTATTAAAAGAGCTTTTAATATGAAAATTTAACCCCGCGTATATAAAATTACTCTATATATTAATTAAAGGCCCGCGTATAAAATTTAAGCATTAAAAATACAAATAAAGCTCTTTTAATATTAACATTTCGCCCCGCGTATTATATTTGAAGTAAAGTAAAAGGTCCTTTTCTTTATAAGTATATGCCCCGCGTATTATATTTAAGAAGTACTTATTATATGAAATTTGCAAGCACTATGTATAGATTGCCAATGTGTATATAAATAACACCAATCATTCGCTGGTCGAGCGCAGCGCAGCGGAGCGTCAACAACCAGGAGGAGCACAGCCCATAGGACTTGTAGATCGCCAACGGCAACGGGTCACAACTTTATGGTTTTTACAAAACGACGATATACATTAACAACTATTGCTTATTATTTCCGCTACAAAAAAAAAAAAGAAATCAAGTATACTAAACTTTCTAGGAAAATAACTTAAATACAAGTATTAGAAGCCATCTCAGATGAAACCAAGCAAGTTCAAGGCAGTTGTTCATCAGTGTTCAGGATGTGGTTACCAGAGTTTGACTAAGACACCAGTATCAAACCATTTAAAGGCCAAGTGTAAGGATGCAAAGATCATCAGTTGCGAGAAAGTTGTGTCTCACTTTGATGAACACGACGAAGAGGTTTTCAAAGCAACTATTTACCAGTGCTCCAAGTGCGAATATACCACTACAAAGTCTTGTAATATGAATACCCATATTGCAAAGACCTGTGTAGGGGCAGAGGTGATGAGTGCTAAGAGGATAGTATGCTTTCAGGACATCCCCAGGGATGTTTCTAAGGCAAATGTTACAGCAAACAACTGCGTTCTTGTGTCTACAGGAGACCACAGTGTCAACACTGTCATATATCTCCCTCCAGGAAGCGTCGAGGAGTATTCTGCTCTTGTGAAGGCTCTGAGTTTCTTAGTAGACTCAGGAAAGCTTGTGCTACACGGAGACATCTCATCTCTTCCCGCAACTATTTCTCAGATTGCTAGGGAAACTGATACACGTCTTGATAATAAATATGTCATCCAAAACAATGTTGTTAGCCGTGTAGATGATACTAAAATACCAGTAGTGAAACATTCTAAGAAAGAACTTCATAGATTGATGACTGCGCTTCTTGATGCTCTTCGTTTGCCATTTGATGCTGATATTTTTACAGAGAAGGACCTAGATTGGGATATAGATGAGATTACAGAACTCCGTAAGCAGCTTCTGCCTGTGTTCTATGAAGGTGACGATCTAGAACGCTTGCTCTCTATTGTAGATCTGGGGTTAGAACACGTTGATAGGACACTAAAGTCAGCAGAAAAGGATAACTTTGCTAAACCAAGCAACACCTTCTTACTAGGATGCAGACTTCTTGTTGAAGACCCGTACAAATTTAAGTCTATGCCAGAGGCTATTCAGAAAAATGTGCGCATTGCTGCTAAGAAATATCTATCCACACTTCCCAAGGAGACTAAAGTGAGACCAAACAATACCCTTTAAAGGGCTCAGGGCACGTGCTAGGCGCACGCTTGCTACGCAAGCTTAGCTTAATTTGCCGCGTGCTGTGCGTGATATGCTCGGGTGCTAATCAATCCACAGTCATCGCAGATATACAACCAACGAGTGCTATGATTGTCATAGTCTCTCTCCCTATGAGTGTTCTTGTGAGGACACTCCGCGCGGATGATGTCTATCTCGTCCTTGAGGTTGCGAACCCGCTCCTGTGCCAGTGAGAGTTCTTCCTCGAGTTTCTTGACCAAAGACATATTTGCTATGATAAGTCTCTCTCCCCTAAGATACAAGAAACGTCGATATAAATGTATATCGAC